ACCACAAGTCCCCACCACCGTCGTCAACGTGAATCAAACCAATACCAACAACTCCTCTCAGGGAGAAGATTTCGAAGAGCGGATGCGCAGGATCAAGAAGCAGCAGAAGGAAAGCATAGCTGCAGCCGAAGCGGAAAAGAACATTGTTGACGTTGAGCCGATAGAGGAAGAGGAAGAAACAGAAGAAACAGAAGCGGAGCCAGAATGGGACTTCTAGAGGTACAGGAATTTATGTTGCGGCACAAGGTCTTGCGAGTGACCTTCGGTATACTTTGGACCGTTTGGGCCGCGTTTCAACCGATGGCCTGGCTAAGATCGATCTCGCGGTTCATGCCCCGGCTGATCCGATACGCCCTGGTCGTTGGGGCTCTCTATCTCATTTGGCTGACAGCCCCAGCTTTTGTTACGAGAATGGCCGGGGCCGTAGCCCAGGTTCCCCCCATGCCCGCTTCAGCAGCTTGGTTCGCCCTGGCTGTAGGGATCGGCGGCCTGGGCGTCGGGTTCTTTCTTTTTGGACTGGCGGCCGTTCTCTATACGAGCTGGTACTACATTACGATTGCCCGCGCCCTGGACGCTCAGCTCGCGCGAGAGTTTGGCGCCACACGGCGAGTCATGAATTTCCAACGCGATCACCGCAAAGAGGAAAAGACTGAGGGCAGCTTCAATATCGTGGACGATCAGAAAGCAGCCTTCAAGGAAGAGCTGGATGCGCTCAAAGAATCATCGGGTATGGGCGAAGAGGAGTACCAGGAGCATCTTAAAACCATCGAACAATACGGGGTCGGAACTGAGGTCTAATGCACGTCGTTAGGAGAAAAGATCAGTACGTCGCAGACCTCATTGAACACTTCGACGAGAAGTTCAAAGGCTTCGACGGTGATGTGAAGGCTTGTTGGGACAACCTCCTGCCTTCTGAGAGCGACAATCTCAACACGGAACTGATGCGAATCCACGGAAACGACCCGGACAGTGTTCGCTATTACCTCGAAAATTACCACGTTATTGCAACCAAGGGTGATGAGTTCGGCGCACCGGAGCTGATGACGCTCTTTCCCTTCTGGGAGAGCCAGGAGATTCTTTGGGAAGACGTTGAGGAATCCTGGGAACAAAAGATCCCTATCAAGTGGATTTTGCTGAAGGCTCGACAAATCGGTTGGTCGACCATGGTTCAGGCCATGATCTTCTACCGAACCGTCTTCAATGAGCTGACGAATAGCTTGGTCATTGCTGACGAGCGGATCCGGTCCTCTCACATTTTCGACATGAGCCGGCTGGCCTACGATTGTCTGCCCTGGTGGTTGCGCCCTGAGATCCAGTACGAAGTGCATGGTGAGTTCATGCGGTTCGATCGGAGAGACAAAAAGGATCGGCTGCAGCGCCCAGGGCTCCGCTCTAATTTCTTTGTGGATTCTGCCAACAAACCGACTGGATCGAGTCGCGGCTTTACCCTCCAAAACGGACACCTCACAGAAATTAGCTTATGGCGTGATTTGAAGATCCTGACCCGCGATCTGTTTCCCGCTGCGACCAAAGGAAATCGTCTTTCCGTGTGGGTGATGGAAGGAACAGCTGAGGGCATCGAAGATCCCTATCACCGTCTTTACCAGCGAGCCGAGCAGGGAGCCTTGAGTTGGAGGCCGAAGTTCTGCCCCTGGTGGAAGCAGACGGAATACAGCAAGCCGTTTAAGAGCCAACAAGAGCGCAGCGACTTTGAGCCGACTGAAGACGAAAAGGATCTGATCCTGAAGGTCCGAGAGGACTACGAAGTGGATCTGAGCAGGGAGCAGTTGAACTGGAGAAGGGAAACCGCTGCGGACTTCGAAGCGGTCGACCAGGACCCCGATATGGTCGAGCAGGAATACCCGTCTTTCCCTGAAGCGGCCTTCCGAGTCCAAGGGACGATCCCATGGGAGCAAAAGAAACTGCGACGCATCCAAAAGAAGTACATTCGCAAGCCGGTCTGGTTTGGCGATATCGAGCTGGTCAAGCAGAAGAACGGCCAGCGGACCCCTCAGTTAATCGAATACCTGAACATGAATGACGCTCCCCTTTGGATCTGGGAATTTCCAAAGATGAACAAGGTCTACTACGGGGGAGCTGACCCAGGCCAGGGAGTTAAGGGCAAGGATTACTCGGCCGCTTCGATCTGGAGAGTGACAGCGAGCCACTTGCCGATCCCCCAGGTCGCTGAGTGGAGAGGACACAAAGGGGGAACTCCCTTTGCTCGACGAATAGCAGCCCTGGGTTTTCTCTACAATACCTGTCAGTTCTCCGTCGAATACAACATTCAGACGGTTTTAGAGAGTTTGCTGCACCACCTGAAGTATCCCAACCTCTACCGTTGGCGGTGGGCAGATAAAACGAAAGGGCATCTCACCAACTATTTCGGATGGGTGACTCAGACTCGCAGCCGCAATGCCTTGATTGACAATTTCAAGACGATGATGGACGAAGATTTGCTCCACATGCGTTCCCAGCGGTTGCTTAACGAGTGCTGGACATTTATCGACGTGGGTGACGACCGCTACGAAGCGCGTTTGGGCACGTTCGACGATACCTTGTTTGCGGCAATGATCTGCGCCAAATGTCTTGGGCAGGTCCATCCGGATCTCCTGGAAGAAAAACAGAGCGTTGTGATGCGGGATCCACGCAAAGATTTTCAAAACACGGATTGGTCCCCGGTCCATGATAAACCAGGATTTGGTTCACAAGGGGAATCAAAATTTGATTTGCTGTAGGAGGTAAACATGGCAACAGGAAACGTGGCACAGGTCACAGAAACGAAGAAGAAGGCTACCAAGTCCAAGGCAAAGGCCAAGGCAGCGAAGCCCGAACCTGAGAAGGTAGAAACGGCAGCCGCCCCTGAACCGGAAGCAGCTCCGGAGACCAACGGAGAGAAACAGGTCGAGGAGTTGAAGACTGAGGAAGCTGCTCCCCCCACAACCGAAAGGGAAATCAACGAAAAGATCGAGGAGGAGCGAAGGGAGCATACCCAGAAGATGTTCGGCGGTCAGGTTGAGAAAACAGCAGGGCAACCGAAGTTCATTGAGGCTTCTATCTTCCCGGATGCCTACTGTCCCTTGTGTGGACAGAAGCTTTCAGGAAACTCAAAGACGGGATTCAAGCAGGCGTTTTACGTCCACCCGTTCAGCCCGTCAATTTCTCTTGGGAAACCCTGTGAGTTGAAGGGAAAGCAACTGCGCGCCCCCACCGCGAGGATGGAAATCGTCGAATAGGGGTTGACGCGACACGCACAATAAAAGAGGGAGAGCATTATGCCACCAGTAACTACATCGAATGTTCCATGCCCCAGGTGCCGTTTTGGGGGAGTCCATGACAATTTTCTGAAGAACCGTGAGGGAGCTTTCTTCACCTACTGCGACGCGGGCCACGAGTTTAAGGACACCGCGGATATGCAGGAGGAAATCGCACGGGCCAACGCGAAGTTCGGGAAGCCAGCTCCAGTACAGACGTCTGTACCCGAAAAGCCGGAGCCCACTCCGGAGGAGAAGAAGGAAGCCGCTGATCGAGAATATCAAGGCGAAGTCCTGGTCGTCGATCAGGAGAACCGGGATCGCATCCAGAAGATTCTGGGTGTGAACATTACCGGACCTTCCGACCTGTTCGGGGCGATCTTCTCCATGAAAGAGGAGCTGAAGGCTGCTGAAAAGTCTGCTGCTGCTCCGGAAATTCCCGGGAAAGGCCCCGTAGCTCTCCGGAAGGATCAGATCGTGATCACCTTGCCCGAATGGTGCGGAGAATCGTTCATAGATTTCGCGCAGGGTATGGGGATCCCCCTTGAGGAATTTGCCAATCAACAGTTCGAGGAGTACCTGCGGGGCCTCTACATCGAAACGCCGAAGGACCCACAGGCGCAGCAGCAGCAGACAGGTTGATATGCCCATTTGGGATTTTGAGTGCTCAAAATGTGGACGTAAGGAACTCGACGTTCCCAACGTGCAGTTCGATCCGGAACCGATCTGGCCGAGCTGCTGTGGGGAGCGTATGGAAATGCTTTTCAGTACAGCGGTCAACGCTCCCTTTGAGCCTTTCACGACGACCAACATCCATCCTAAAGGCAAACCACTGACGGTTCGTACTCAAAAAGAACTGAGTGCGCTCCAAAACAAGTTTGGGGTGCAGCAGATTGACGATCCCAATCTGGTCTCAGAGGGATCAACGATTCACAATCAGCGGTTTAGGCAAAAGGATACCTCGAACCGTACTTACTTTGATTCCGGGAGAAGGAGCCGATGACAAGACTCGTTCTTCACACCACCGCCCTGAAAATCACCAACAGTGGTGGGGGCCTGGTCGACCGTCACGAAAAGGAAAAGGATTCGGTCACAGGCAAAATCATGAAGGTGATTCGGAGATACAAAGAAGAAGGCTCCGAATACATGACCTTCATTTGCCCAAAGTGTGAGCGTCGACAAAAACGGGTCGCTTTCGATGTGGTCTATCTTCGAGAAAACAAGGACGTCGTGTTCTACTGCAATCAGTTTGGTTGTGATGCCGAAGTGGAAGTGTCCAGACCTCCGGAGGTCCAAGAAATCCCTGAATCAAAGTTGATCATGAGCCCAGACGAATACCGCCGCCAGGAACGGGAGAAGCATGCCGTTTGAAAACCTTCAGGTAAGCGTTCCAGAACAACCCTGGGAGCTGCTTCAGTACAAGCCAGGGCTTGATCCGGTCAAACAGGAGAAGCGGATCAAAGAGTACGCACACACGGCTCACGAACAGGCATGGCAATATATGTCTGCTTCTGAGGAAGTGCGCCAGGTCGACCAACACATCTCCTACCTGATGGGGAACCAATGGCCGACCAAGAGACCCTCTTACAAGGCTGCACCCATCAACAATCGCCTCTTGAGGCAGCTTGAAGAAGTAACAGCCGTTCTCACCGATGTTCGACCCACCTTCGAAGTCCAAACCCTCAATAAGATCTACCACGAACAAGCCGAGATCCACACGAAAACGAATAAGGCTTGGTGGACGATGCAGGATAACGATCTGAAGCTGGCCCTGGCGACGATCCATGCGTATCTCAGTACCGGATTCCTGCGGGTTGTCTGGAACTCCAGCTTGATGGGTGGTGAAGGTGACTTTCAGTTGATACCTTTGGGGATCTCATCGGTGATGCCGATTGGACCCTCTCATGAGCTGCAGGACTGGCAAGGTGTCGTTTACCGTGACACCAGGAGCCTGGCCTTTTTCAAAAGACGCTTTCCACTGGCAGGATGGAAGGTCAAACCGAGCGCCGAACACAGCAGCTATGCTCGTCCGTTCTCGAGGCCCAAGTATGTCGGCCAGCACGCCTTTGAACTCCTATCCCCCCAAATGAAGCGCGTGATTGGCGGTGTCCCTCAGTACCTTCCCGGAGTTCTCCAGCAAGCTCCCTACACAGAGTTTTGGATCAAGGATGAGCAGCTCAACACTTCAGACAATGAAGTGATTATGGGACCACCAGACGCGAATTGGGCCTATCGAGTGGATCCAGGAAACAGGCTCTATCCGCGTGGTCGGTTGATCATCACGGGCGGTGACGAGTTTGATCTCATGTATGACGGTCCCAATCCTTTCTGGCACGGACGCTATCCCTTCATCACGGTCCGACTCAAGCCAGTACCCTGGCAGTTTCACGGTATCAGCGAATTGAGAACCAAGATTCCGCTGCAGGATATCGTCAACACGGTCCTGGCCGGGATCTTGGATATGATCAAGAAGGCGGTCAACCCCCCGCTCATCTTCCCGGACAACGCATTCAGTTACGCGGTCAAGGCGCAAATGGACCCCAATATGCCCAACGCCAAGATCGGATACAGCCCACAGTCACCCGCTGCGCCACAATACGCCCGCGTTCCTGATCTCCCCAGCTTCGTACAGAACACCCTTTTGTACGCTCAAAACGAGATGGACGATGATTCCGGG